ATCTTTCAAAGAGCAGAATTAAAAGAGGAAACTAATGGCATTATCGATTGAACAAATTGCAGCACGAGTAGACTCACTTAGATATCGTGCTTCAGAACGTGATGCTCGCGCAGGAGATGTACTTGCTGTGCGTCAAGGTAAAATCTCTGAAGTTTATCCTGACTTTTTTCCAGAAGGTGTAGACACAAATGTCGTGGCAAATTTTATTGATATCGTTGCCAGAGATCTTTCAGAGGTTATGGCACCACTTCCAGCGGTCAATTGCTCATCCGCTAGTCAGGTTAATGATCGTGCTCGTAGGTTTGCTGATAATCGTACCCGTATTGCTTCTAACTATTTTAATCACTCTGACTTACAAGTTTCTATGTACACAGGGGCAGACCACTACATAACATACGGATTCCTCCCATTCATTATTGAATTGGATGAGGAAGCAAAACTGCCACGCATTCGCCTAGAAAACCCAAGGATGGCTTATCCTGAATTTGATCGCTATGGACGATGCATTGCATTTGCAAAAAGATACTCACTTACATTAGGTGAGTTAGTAGCACAGTTCCCAGAATATGAAGGTCAATTACTTGGACCTACTGGGTTTAAACAAGATATAAATGGGCAGATTGAAATTGTTCGTTACTACGATAAAGATCAATCTGTTGTATACATACCTGCTCGTCAAAATTTAGTTTTATCTCAAGCACGTAATCCACTTGGTAAGATGATGGTTGTTGTTGCTAAACGTCCATCTATTGATGGTGAAATGCGTGGACAGTTTGATGATGTATTAGGAATTCAATTACTGCGTAACCGATTTGCTATGTTGGCAATGGAGGCTGCAGAGAAATCTGTTCAAGCCCCGATTGTTCTTCCTCAAGATGTACAAGAATTACAACTTGGTGGCGATGCGGTTATTCGTACCTCAAATCCTGCAGGTGTTCGTCGCGTAGAACTTACCCTACCGCAAGGCGCATTTACCGAACAACAATTATTAAATCAAGAGTTACGCGTTGGTGCTCGTTATCCAGAGGGACGTACTGGTAACATCGACGCATCTATTGTTACAGGCCAAGGCGTACAGGCTCTTATGGGAGCCTTTGATACTCAGGTTAAATCAGCGCAGGCAATTTTTGCTACAGCACTTCGTGATGTTATTGGTCTATGTTTTGAAGTAGACCAAATGTTTTTTGATGAACTAAAAACAATTCGCGGTGTAGATGCTGGTTCACCTTACGCACTTGAATATAAGCCAAGCAAAGACATTAAGAGTGATTACTCTGCTGATGTTCGTTATGGAATGCTTGCTGGTCTTAACCCAGCACAAGGACTTATCTTTATGCTACAAGCACTTGGAGGTAAGTTAATCTCTAAAGATATGGCTATGAGAGAGTTACCGTTCAATGTTAATGTCACACAAGAGCAAGAGAAGATTGAAATTGAAGATATGCGTAATGCTCTTATCGGTTCACTTCAGGCTTACACACAAACAATTCCGCAAATGGCTACTGCTGGACAAGATCCTTCAGATATTGTTAGAAAGATTGCTGATGTCATTAAGTCAAGACAAAAGGGACAAGCAATAGAGGATGCAATTCAAGAAATATTTGCGCCTGAAGCGCAACAAGTTCCTCCTGCTGGCGCACCTTCTCAGGTTGAGCAAACGTCCCCTGCTCCCGCTGCTGCCCCAGTAGGAGGTCCTACTCCTGAACAGGTTATGGCAGAAGTACCACAAGCAGCACCAGATATCCAAAGTCTTTTATCTAGCCTAACATCAGGTGGAGAAGCAAACGCAAGCGTAAGAACTATTCGACGACGATAATTAGGTAGGGGACAATGACAACAATTATTGGAATAGAACATAAAGATCGCTGCTTCATAGTTGCCGATAGCCAAACTACAGATGCTGATGGTAGAATTTATTCTCACCCTGAGGTTAAAAAGATTTCAGATAGTGGTATGTTTTTGATTGCAGGATCTGGTGAAACACTAGCCTGTGATATAGCACAACATATTTGGGAGCCACCAACTCCTACAAAGCAAGACAGAGAAGACCTTTATCATTTTATGATTGTAAAGGCAATGCCATCTCTTCGTAAGTGTATGACAGAGAATGGTTACAACTTTGAAGAAGATACCAAAGAATCTCGCTTCCAGTTTATAATGGCTGTAGGTGGAGAAATATTTGATATTGACCAAGAATTATCAGTAAGTAAATCTGTAGATGGAGTATACGCTGCAGGTTCTGGAGCATCATATGCATTAGGCGCTTTATACGCTGGTGCTGATGCTTATGAAGCAATGGAGATTGCATCTAAATTAACTGCTTTTACAGCAGGACCTTATATATCTAAAGAACAACCTAAAAAAATTAAGTAGGAGGAACAGTGGCTGGTAATCAAAATAGCGGTGGATTCCGCCCAACAGCACCACAGAATAATCCTGCAAATGTTTCCGCAACTGGTGGCGCAGGACAATCTGGAACACAACCTGCACGTTATATGTCTGGCTTAGCCTATGGACAAGGTCAAGCACAAATGCAACAACAAACTGCAGCACCTATGGCTGGTAATCCAGTAGCAGCAGTTTCTGCATCAGCATCGCCTATGCAAAATATGCCAAAGGTTGTTGGATTAACTGATCCTACACAAAGACCAGAAGAGCCAGTTACAAGTGGAATTGATTCTGGACCTGGTGCTGGATCTGATGCATTAAATTTACCTGGGGCTGTTCCTGGCACGCCAGTAGATGAGGCCCCTAGATTTATTCAAGCACTATATCTTCAAGATCCTACCAATGAAGATGTACGTCGTATGTTGGAGTATTTGAGCGCACAAGGCAGGATCTAGTGTCCAGTCTTCCTAAAATTAAAAAAGACGAAAATGGAAACTATTATCTTGAGGGTATCCAAGAACGTCAAATAACACAACAACAACTTGACTATAATGAAATAGTTCAAAGTGCTCAATTTATAACTGGACCAGCAGGCGATAACGCAAGAAAATTAATTTCTGAAAACCCAGAAGCCTCTGCCGGGCTTGTCTCATCTTTGTATAAAAATGGGTCTATTGCTGGCAGTGATTTAGTAAATACATTTGTTGAAATTGATAAGGCCACAGCAGCCCAAAGAGCAGCAGATCAATTTGCTGAAGCACAAAGAGTTTCAACCGAAGCGTTTCAAAAAACTAAAAGAGGCAAAGCCTGGCAAAGTTTAAAGTTTGCTGCTCGTTCTGCTGGTATAGTATTAAATACGCCAATAGAAAACTTTTTTGGTATCTTAAGAAATCAAATTGGTGTAGTTGCAAAAGAGTTTCAATTAACCAGAGAAGGTAAATTAGATTGGATGGGAAATCCAACTAATCCTGGTGATACTAGAGAGAGCCTGGGCTTACTTTCTAATAAAGAAATGTTGAGCGTTGCACTTAACCCAGCAGAAGGTTTAAGACAAACTGGAACTTTTCAGGCAGCAAAAGAATTAGTAACTACTGGTAAAGTTGACCTTGGAGAAGGTTTCTTCCCAAACGAAGAATTTGGTGCTGGATTTAAAGCACGCCAAGAGCAAATGAAGTATAATAAGATTCCTGTAATGAGAAATGGTGAGCAGGTTAAAGATGCCAGTGGCTCTCCTGTTTACAGGCCGTACTCTCCAGTAGAACCACTATCATTTCTTATAACAAGTGCTACGCCTTTAAATGAAGGTTCTGCTAGATTTGTTAATGCTCTTGGTGAATTAGGTTTATATTTTATTGGAGATCCAACAGCAGCATATGCTAAACTTGCCAGAACGTTAGCACAAGAAAAGGCAGCAGTAACTGCCGCTGGTGCTATGGCTTCAGGAAAACAACTACAAAAAATTACAATGCTTGAGACACAAGTAGATGACGCACAAAAGGCTGCTGAAGCATCACTTGCAAAGATGAACGTATTTAATGGTATGACTCGTGGGCAGAAAATGGAAGCATACAAAAAAGCCCTAGCAGAGCAAACTAAAGTTGAAGCAGAGTATTTAAATGCCGTTGGTAAAGAAATTAACTACGAACCAATTGCTGCTTTTATTAGTGGTGAATCTGGCGATCATATTATAAATACTATTGCTAATATGGACGATTGGCAAAAGATTAGAGAAATTAGCAGAAGAGGTGGCAAAAAAGGTTTTACTGTAGAACAGTCTATATCACTAGCAAACGCTAAGAATAGAGAAGAAGTTCTAAGTGCAATTGCCCCGTATATTGCCGATGGATCAGTGTCTCAAAATTTATTAGAAACTGGAACTAAGACAACTAGATTCCTTGACAGAATTGTTCCAGGTGCAGTTGTTCGTCCAGTTGAAGGTGTTGCTGGATGGGCTGCAAGAGGAGTAAAGAAAGTTCCTATTGCTGGCTCTGTATTTACTGGACTTGGTAGTGCATATTCCAAGACTAAACTAACTTTAAAGAAAAATTACGAAACAATAGTTCCAACTACTGGAGCATTAGTTCACTATGCTGACAAAGATGCTTTAGTTGATACTATTACAAACTATGGACGTAGTACTGGTCTTGATGAGGCTACAATTTCTAACATAGTCAATAAAGTTGCTTTTGGTGAATATGGTAATCAGGGCGCATTTAAGGCTACAACAGAATTATTTGACTCAATATTCAAAGCAAATGCTCCTGCATTTCAAAAAGCGGGAATCTCTACTGATGATCTAAAACAATTTACTAGAATATTTGATGAAGAGCGTAAAGCACACGCCACATACTGGGCTGATCTACACGCAACTGGTACAGAGATTGACTTTTTATTCAATGGTGGAAAGATGATGACCCTTAGTGGACCACATCTTGAGTCTGAATTTTTAAATTCTATGATTTACTTCCCTGCTGCTAAAGAATTAATGGCAGAAATTGGTAAGGTTGGTAAGTTAACAAAGATTACTGGTGGTAGACTTGCTGGTACATCAAAGAATATATCTAAACTTACTAGACCAGTAGGTTCGACTGCTGATTATTTGCAGAATCAAATCTGGAAAAAGATAGTTCTTACTCGTCCAGCCTACGTAATTAGAAATATTAGCGAGGAACAGATTCGTGTTATGGCTACTGGCCACACATCGTTCTTTAATCACCCTGTTGCAGCCATTGGTATGTGGCTTGGTCGTGAGGGTGGGCCTAAATGGAAGTCATTCCTAAATACACTTGACCCATATAGTCAAACTGTTATGGGTACAGAGATGAAAATGGCTAGTTCTGCAGCCGAATTGTCAACCGAGACAGCGGCACACAGTGCAATGTTTGATGACTATCAAGATTTTATGTCAACAATGGCTCTTTCTGCACAAGATGAAATTGATAAAGTATCAACACTTCGTGGATACAAAAATGTTCAATATGGTGAGCCTGGATTCTGGGATGGTATTGCAAACGAAATCAGAATCATAAGCAATAGCCCTATCGCAAAAGCAGTTGCTAGAACACTTCCTGGGTATGAAGCAAATACTGTAGACTATTTCCTACGTGGAGAAGGCAGAGAAGCCTGGAAGCGTATGACTAGTGCTAGAAACGAAGATACAGCAAAGTGGTTAAATACTGATGCTGGCGCTAGACAGTATCTATTTGATGGTATTACATATAAAGGACGTAAGGCATCTGTTCGTGCTCGTATTGAAGAAGTTGCTGGGCAAGGTGGAGAGTCAGCACCTGCAATACGTAAACTTATTACAGATGGAAAGTTTGAGACAACTGGATATTCTTTAAAGGTACCTAAAGCCGAAGATAGTGCTATCAATTCCTTACAAAATGCTAAGGCAGTAAGAGAAGGCAAGAAAAAAATTAAAGACGCAAACCAAACGTTTGCTAAAGATTTAGAAAAAGTGTTTGCTGGCAAGGGTAACTGGGATGGAATACGATTTAAAGTAGGAGATCCATCAGTTATAATAGAGCGTGGTGGAAAATCACAAATTAGTCAAATGATTAATAAATTCTTTGACCACGCAGTAGAGTTTGAAAAGACTACAACTATGGGGCCAGAGTGGCGTCAAGCCTACTGGGATGCAGCAAGAACACTAGCCTATGCTGCAGACGAAAACGCTATTAATCTTATGCGTAAATCAGCCTCAAAAGGATTAAAGCCTTTAGTTAATATTAAGGGCGAAAGAATTGGCGACAGACACGCTATATGGGGTATTCTTGAAAAAGCAAAAGGTGATGGACCTTTAACAATTGATGAGATCCATAAGTATTCTTCCAAGATGGCAAATGAGAAAGTAGAACAACTGTTCTATAATGCATCAAAGAAACGTTTACTATGGCATCAATTAAGATTGGTTGCACCATTCGGTCAAGCCTGGGGAGATACGGCTACCAAGTGGGGTAAACTTGCTCTTGAGAATCCAGATTCTATATATAGAATTACCAGAGGTTTGAACTGGGTTAATAGTCCAGAGTCATCAGCATTGTATGAACTGACTGATGCAAGAGATTACTATGACCCAAATCAAGGATTCTTTTTCACAGATCCTAACAGTGGACAACGCCAGTTCTTTATACCGTTTATGTCTAGTGGACTAAACTTTATGACAAGCCTTACTAGAAAAGCATTTACTGGTCAGGGAAATATAAGCACTAGCGGTCCATTTGGTGTTAGATCCAATCCGCAATCATTTAACTTTGCTCTTGGTACTGGTATGTTTATACCTGGTGTAGGTCCAGGAATTGCATTATCTATAACAGTATTAGATGCACTTGGTGGAGATCCACTTAAATTATTACCTCAAAGAGTTGAGAATAATTTGCGAAGCGTAATCTTCCCATTCCAAGAACCAGATATATCCACACTAGGTGGAGTAGTTAGTTCGGTTACAACTCCTAACTGGTCAAGAATTGCATCTGCTCTTACTAATTCACAAGAGTCGTTTTCTTCTGCATTTGCTCCTACTATGGCATATCTAGCATCTAGTGGAGATTATAATATAGATTTACCAGAAGATCAACAAAAATTAATTAGAGATAGTAATAGATTTGCTCAATGGTTTACACTATGGAGAGGTATATTTGGTTTAGTTAACCCTACCCAAATTATCCCAACAAACCTTACTTTAGATAAGAGTGGAAACACACTATTAGCCACTGCTCTTTATAATGACTTTAAGACAATAGAGATACAATCTGGCAACAATAGGAATGCTGCCTATGGTAAGTTCATAGATCTGTATGGCCCAGAGCAACTATTCTCACTTATAGGCAAGACTACTGGAGCACCAACTAATCTTTATACCTATCAATTGATTCAAAGAGATCCTAGTGTGCTAGATGCATATCCAGAAACATATGGATATTTCTATCCTAATGGCGGATATTCTACTGAATTATACAACTGGAATCTTAGAAATAATAAAGCAGAAAGACTCAGTTCAGAAGAATTAATGCAGCGGGTTACTCGTATTCGCTACTATGCTGCATATGATAGACTTCTTGCTAGATCGGTAAATGAAACAGGCTGGACTTCTGCTCGATTAAAACAGGCTAAAGCAAACCTTGTTGATTCATATAATATGAGAAATATAGATATGAACTACACTGGCAATAAATTTGATAAAGTTCTTCTTGAACTTAAGAAGGCTGCATACGATGAAAGATTTGCTGATTCAGATGCGGTTGATGGTTTAAGGGATTATCTATATCAAAGAGATAAGGCTATTGAAGCAAGTGGTATGAAGACCTTAAAGAACAAGGCTAGCCTACCACAAAGAGAATGGCTTGCAGAAGAAGCCTTAAGCATTATACAGAGAAATCCTGATTTTCAGAAACTATATTACACATTCTTTGACAAAGAGTTGGAAGGTAAATAATGAGTTCTATGACTATTATTGGTGATAAAGAGAAGAAGAAGAAATCTTCTACTACTACCAAGAATTCAAAAGGTACTGCACTAACAACTAGTCAAGATGTTAATGCTTCAAACCCACCTGTTACTACTGCTAGTACTAGCACTAGTAAAACTATAGGTGGTCTGCAACCTAATACCCCTATTAAAGTAGGATCTAGTGGTGAGTTCCAAGGCATCCCATATGCTCTTGACTATAGAGGTCCAGTATTTACTAATGCAAATATTATGGAAGGTGCTGCAGAAAACTATTTTGCTAGACTTGATCCTTCACAAAGAGGTGCATTACTTGCCCGCCTAGGTCAAATACCTAATGCATATCCTAAAGGAAAAGCACTATCACTTAAGCAAATAACTGCAATGGGCAATGCTGTGGTATGGCGTCAAGAAGATATTAATGCATTAAATAAGATTCTTCCATATCAAGATCAACTTGGCGATGCCGATGTAAACTTTACAATTGATAGATTCCTTAATAATCCAGGTTTGGCAGCAGCAGTATTTGGTTCTCCTAGTGGAGCAAAGGCTGTTACATCTGCAGCCGCATTAGAGTCAGAATTAAACTCAAGTTTTCTAGATATATTCAATGTTAAAGTTGATAAGAATACAGCCAAGGCATATGCTAAAGAAATCAATGCTAAAGAATCTAGCACTGCTGGCCTATCTGCTACTGAGAAAAAAGATATATTTTACAAGTATGTACAGAATAAAGCACAAGATTTATATAATGTAAGCAAGACTGGTACGGCACCTAGCCCAATGGATCAAGGTGCGCTTGGAAGATATGTAAGAAATATTCGTCAACAGTATGATGATAATGGTGTTCCAGTAAAGGAAGATACAGTTTTCAAGCAGGCAGTAGAATCGCTTCGCAGTACTGAAGCCGCAAAGAACGTATCAGATAGTATTATGATGTCTGCCTCTAATGTAATGCCAGCATTCAAAGATTACTTTGCTAAAGGGCTTACCGCTAAACAAGCACTAGCACCTTGGATTTCGTTAAGGTCTCAGATCCTTGAGATTCCAGAGGATTCAATAAAGGTATCTGATATGTATGATGTTGGTGCTGGAGATAAGCCAGTTAATATTGCAGATTACAAAAAAGCACTTTATAATAGTGAACAGTTTAAAGGTACTAATACGTTTAAGACACGTTCTATGAATGATCTTCAAGCACTTGCTGGATTATTTAATATCGGAGGTAGGCGCTAATGGCATCAAAAGACGCTCTTAACGACTTAAGAATAGCAATGGGAACACCATTTGGTCAGGCTGGAAGTTTACCTTCTGGCGCTATTGCTGGAACTCCAGTAGGTACTCAGTCTACTGTTAGTGGATTAACCGTTACTGGTTCAGAACGTAATGCAGCGAAAGAAAAAGAAGCATTAGATATTGGATATAGTCAACAATATATTGCTTCTCGTGGTGGTATTAACTCACAAGGATATTTTAACGATACACCAATATCTGGACAATTAACTGCTGAAGAACAAAAGCAGGTAAGATTACCTAATGGTAATACCGATACTATTGCAATGGCTAAGATTCTTCAAGATAAGAAGAGAGCAGAATTAAAAGGCCAAGGTTTATCAGATGCTGATATTGAAAAAAAGTTAACTACTGAGTGGGGCGAACTATATAACGCAATAGGTAAGACTGGCGGATTTGATGCCAGTGGCAAACCCGCAGTTGGTGGACAGTATGATTCATCTGGAAATTTTGTAGGCAGTAGTACATCTGGTACTGGTGGAACTGGAACATCAACTAATACAAATCCAGCATATGCTACAATTACCAAACTTCTTGCTTCATATGGTGTAACTGATATTGCATCAGTATTAAACGATATACGCAAAGAGTATCCTGAGGCAAGCAGTGACGATGTATTAACACTTCTTCAATTTGACGATAGATATAATGCTAAGTTTAATGCAAGATTTTCAGCCAATGCCAAGAGGCAAGAGGCTGGTTTATCTATACTATCTCCAGCAGATTATCTAGATTTAGAACAAGGCTATAAGAAAGTATTAACATCTTATGGCTTAACAACATTTAATACTCAGGCATATTATGACAAGTTCATTACTGCTGATGTTGCAACAACTGAATTAACAGATAGAATTGGCCTAGCATACGATAGGGTATTAAACGATAAAAGTGTTTCTGATGCATTTAAAAAGTTCTATCCATCTTTAACTACTACAGATATTGTAACTGGATTACTAGATCCAGTAAATCAATATCCTCAACTAGAGCGAAAGGTTCGTGCTGCTGAAATTGGTGGTGCTGCAATTCGTCAAGGACTAGTTGCCTCAGAACTGCAAAGTGTAGCAGAAGCAAGCAAGGCATATAGCAATGTTACTACTCAAACTATAGGTGCTGATGTATTAGGTGAGCAAGGAGTAACTAAGGCTGGAGCAGAATCTGCCTATGGCGCAATTGCCGCTATGCTTCCTACTGCTGAAAAATTAAGTTCTATCTATGCTGGTCAAGCCGAACAATACGGACAATATCAAGCAGAGCAAGAAAAACTACAAGGATTAGCATCTGCTGCACGCAAGAGACAACAGTTGATAGAGTTAGAAACTGCTCAATTTAAGAAACAGTCTGGCTTAGGCAAAGGCGCACTTGAAAGCCTAACAAACATATAATAGAATCCTGACGCGGATCCATCGGCCCTCGCGCAGTGTATAAGACCGATAGCAAGAGCCAACCAATTTCCCCGAATTGACTTGAGGCTTGCGACTACAACGAATAGAAGGGTGGGTTGCTATGAGCAACAACTACTGGGAAGACGAAGACGACGATCTGGATACAGATTTAGATACACA